TGAATTAAATCAAACCTTAACATTTGATGTTCAAGTTGCCGTTGAGACCCCGACGGTATACGGTGAATTTAGTGGAACTATACCATTTACTTTGACTGAACCTGCTCGTATTGAGTTTGGTATACAGAGTTACTTATATTCTGGCAATAATGAAATTGACTTTACTGCTTCTTCAAGTGGTTTCTCAGTAATTTCTGGTGGTGCAGATATAATATTCCCAATTACAAAATCCGGTACTATGGCGCAATTCTCGTTGGGTCAAACTACAGGAGCATTTGGGTTTGCTCTTAATTCAACAGTAATTAACTATACGCTTACAAATAGAGCACGGTCTGGTCCAAATTCTATAGAGCTGACAAATACTAAAGAAAATAATGTTCTTATACGTAGAACATCAGAACCAAACAATATAAAACTAAAAAATATTGGTTTAACTTATGCTGAAGTTAGAAACTAATTTATTTTAATAAATAAAAGTAAACCTTGGAGATAAACACATGGCGGCGAATTTTTACATAAAGCAAAACGACACTGCTCCGTCCATTGAAGCCGTCTTAACAGACTCAACTGGCCGAGCAAAATCATTGATCCTTGCTTCGCAAGTAAAGTTTAATATGTCAACAGAAGAAGGCTCAAGCTTAGTTAATTTAGGCACTGCATCTATTATTAATGCCACGAAGGGTATAGTATCTTATCCTTGGCAGGCTGGAGATACATCAAATACGGGAATTCACAACGCCGAATTCCAAGTAACATATACTAACGGTCAAATTGAAACGTTTCCTAACTCAGGATACATCAAAATAATCATTAGAGAAGAGTTAGGATAAGACATGGCACAACCTCAATCTAGAGAAGATTTTAAAGATTTTATTTTAAGAAAGATCGGCGCACCAGTAATTGAAATTAACGTTGCTGACGAACAGGTTGATGATCGTGTAGATGAGGCAGTTTCTTTTTGGAGAGATTATCATTATAATGGTAGTCAATTAGTATATCTTAAGCATCAGATTACTGAAGCTGATAAGGAAAACGGATATATTCCTTTGCCACCAAACTTACTTGGTATTTCTAAAATATTTGGTTTTGATACTAATATTTCTACAGGTACTGGTATGTTTAACGTTAACTATCAATTCGTTTTAAATAACATACAAGATATGACTAGTTACTCTATGCAGACTTATTATATGACAATGCAACATATTGAGTTTATGCAAGAGCTACTTGTTGGTAAACCATTAATTCGTTATAATAAGTACGTAAACAAATTACACATTGATACTGATACTAAACAATGGAGAGTTGGCGGCTATATTATTATTGAAGCATACGACATTCTTGATGAAGACGCATATGCAGAATTATGGACAGACAGATGGCTGCAAAATTATGCCGCGGTTTTAGTCAGAGAGCAATGGGGCATGAACCTTACTAAATTTAACCAAATGACTTTAGTTGGTGGTGTACAGTTCAACGGAGAACAAATATTAGCAGAGGCGAGAGCTGACAGGGAGAGAATTGAAGAAGACGCAATCAGATCGCTTCAACCTCTCACTTACAATTTTATTGGATAAGTTATGGCAACGAACGCATATTTTAGAAATCATGATAACGTATATGAGCAAAACTTAATTGACGATTTAGTTATTGAGTCAATTAAGATTTATGGCATAGACGTCAAATTCATTACAAGATTACACGAAAACATTGACAGAATTCTAAACGAAGATGATTTGCCAACGTTTGATAAGTATTATGATTTTGAAGTATACATTAAAAACGTTGATGGATTTGAAGGCGAAGGTGACTTTTTATCTAAGTTTGGTTTACAAATTCGTGACTCAATTACATTCACTGTTGCTATTCGTACTTTTGAGCAATACGTTACACGCGAACAAGATACGCGAAAACGTCCACTTGAAGGTGAAATGATTTGGATGCCACTCAATCAAAAAATGTATAAGAGCCAACACGTTGAACACGAAAGTGTATTCTATCAAACTGGCGCGCTGCAAGTATATGACATGCGTTGTGAATTGGCTGAATACTCTGGTGAAACGTTTGATACTGGCTATTATGAAATTGATAACTACTTTGCGGACATTGATACATCAGCAAATACGGTTACATCACTTACATCACTTGAAGGTGTTGACCCACTTGCAAATAACCTTGCGTTTGAAGATCAGGCAGATGATATATTAGACTTCTCTGAAATGGATCCATTCAGCGAAAACATTTCTATACAGGATTAACAATATGGCAATCGCAAATTATTTTTATAATTCAACTACAAGAAAATACGTAGCTTTGTTTGGAACACTGTTTAATCAGTTAAAGATCCAAAGGCACGATAACGCTGGTGTACTTAAAAAAGAAATGATTGTTCCATTAGCCTATGCTCCATATCAAAAGATATTAGCAAGGGTAGCCGGTGATCCAGATTTAATTAATAGTCGTCGTCCTGCTATGACGTTACCACGTATGTCTTTTGAAATACAAAACATTTCATATGATCCTACACGCAAATTAGCAACAACTGGTAAAATGATTAAACGAGGTAAGGCAGAAACAGATGATGCTAGGTCTTACGTATATAATCCTGTACCATATAACTTAGATTTTTCTTTGTATATTATGACAAAGTATTCAGAAGATGCGACAAAAATACTAGAACAAATTATACCATTCTTTACACCAGATTGGACCGTAGGCGCTAAAATGATACCAGATTTAGATCCTATTGACATACCTGTTGTTTTAAACAGCGTAACAATCGAGGATCTTTATGAAGGTGCGTTTGACGAAAGACAAATGGTTTTACATACACTTACCTTTACGCTTAGAGGTTATTACTTTGGCCCAGAGAAAAAGAAAAAGGTTATTAAATTTGTTGACGTCGATATGTTTAATGGTACTGATACTAACTCCCCATTCTTAGAAGGCATTGATATTCAACCGGGTCTATCAACCGCAAATACGCCAATAACTGACGTCGGTGAAACAGCAACCGCTATATCATCTTTGTCAACAGGTTCAGTAAGTAACATTAGAATAACTAACGATGGTGAAAACTATAACTCAAATACTGCCGTCACTATTAGCGCGCCTGACGTAGCAAATGCAGACATAACGTCGACTATAACAAATAGTGCAGTGACTAGTTTGACAATCAATGATGGTGGTGGTTATTTCAGTAATATACCAACAGTAACTGTAGGGTTACCAGACACGCCTTTAACAACGGCTACCGCAACTGCCACATTAAGTGGAGATTCCGTTGCTAACGTATCTATAACAAACCCAGGCAATTTTTATAATACTCCGGGTTTTTCAATAGCACCTCCACCAAATGTGGCTGCAGAGTTTAAGTTTGGCGATGATGCATTAGCACACAGTAGCGAAGATGATGTTACTCTATTACATACATTTACTGGATATTTTAATTCTAACACTGGATATAAAGTATCATTTTGGATTTACCCAACATCATTTCCGGGTGGTAATAATCCAATGTCAGTACTCTTTGCGCCATTTACAAAAATATTCTTTACTGCTGATACTGGTAATGTTAGGTTCCAATATGGTGGTGCACCAGTCGTTACTTCTGATACTAACTTAATCATTAATCAATGGAACCATGTAGAAGTAGAACATTACACAAACCTTATTCGTATTAATGTTAATGGCTTATATGGTACGCAAGAAACACGTGGAGCAGGTAACGTTGCATTCCCAGGACATACATATCGAGCTGGTGATGCTCAAGGTAACGAGTCGGTATTTGATGGAGCTAATAGAAGCTTCCTTGGATACTTAGATAATGTAACTTGGGAAACAACAGGCGATATGCCTACTGCGTCTAGTGGTGATCCATATACGATACCAACAACTGCAAGAACAGGTGATTTATTTACCAAAAACTTTGATAAGGATCTTCCAGTAGCCTCAATAACAGTGACTGACGGTGAGGTAATTTCTATTGATGTTACTTCTGGTGGATCTGGGTATACCACGGCTCCAATTGTTACGATTGATGATCCTGACGATATTCCTGCGACGTTCGTTGCTACAGCAACTCCAACATTAGTAAATGGTATCATAGACTCAATTACAATAAATAATGCAGGGAAGTTCTACGCGAACGCTCCAGTAATTACTGTTTCTCCGCCAACATCGTCACAGGCAACTGCTATAGCAAATGTCGGTAATAACGGGGATGTTCAATCAATAACTATAACCGACGCAGGATCCGGATACAGAAATCCACCTGCAGTGACTATATCGTCTCCAGACTTTGGATCAGTTCCATACCAAGACATTGAATTTAATGACAACTGGGGTATTATTAAAACCATAGTGAGTGAATAATATGAATGATAAGATAGCTGAAAACCTCGGACTGAGACCGCTTTCAGAAATTAGAGAAGAGGAATTGGCATCCCAGCCGGAAGAAGTTGTTGAAGAAATACTTCCAGCAATAGTAACCGACGAGGATGATGAAAACCTTAGAGATCTCGCAAAGGTTCGTGAAAACATAGAAGGTGTTATCGAGCTAGGAAACGATGCGGTTAGAGAAATGTTAGAAATTGCTAAACAATCAGAGTCAGCTCGCGGTTTTGAAGTTGTTTCTACTCTAATGAAAACTCTGCTTGATGCTAACAAAGATTTCGCTGATGTTTCAACTAAGAAAAAGTTTGCAGAGGAAGAGATTAATGCGCCTAAAGAAGCTGCACAAACTAACACTGTGAATAACAATCTTATTGTGTCTACTGCTGACTTATTAAAAATGTTGAAAGATACTGAGAATGGCTGATGGTTATTTAGGAAACTCAAATCTTAAAAGGATTGGTGAAGAGATAGAATGGTCTCCTGAACTTTTAAAGGAGTACATGAAATGCGCACAAGATCCTATTTACTTTGCGAAAAACTATATTAAAATTGTACACGTTGATAAAGGATTAGTTCCATTTAAGATGTACGATTACCAAGAAAACATTACGCGGAAAATTACAGACAATAGGCGCCTAGCAGTTTTAACGGCACGTCAGTCTGGTAAAACAACCACGGCGATGGCTATCATTTTACACTATGTTTTATTTAACGAATTTAAAACTGTTGCTATTTTGGCTAACAAAGGTGACGCTGCTCGAGAAGTTATGGCAAGAGTTAAGCTTGCATTTGAGGCATTACCTAAATGGCTGCAACAAGGGGTTGAAGAATGGAACAAAGGAAACATTGCACTTGAGAATGGTTGTCAAGTTTTGGCAGGTACTACATCGTCAAGTGCTATTCGTGGTAAGTCTGTTAATTTTCTATATCTCGATGAGGTTGCATTTATTGAAGGATACGACGAATTTTTCGCATCTGTTTATCCTACTATTTCGTCTGGCGAGTCAACAAAACTTTTAATGACTTCTACTCCAAATGGATTAAACCATTTTTGGAAAACATGTACTGGCGCAAAAGAGGGTAGTAACGGTTACGAATATGAAGAGGTTATGTGGCATGATGTTCCGGGTCGAGATGAAAAATGGCGTAAGGAAACGATCGAAGCATTAGACCACGACGAAGAAAAATTCAACCAAGAATACTGCTGCCAATTTCTAGGTAGTTCTGGTACTCTTATCGCAGGTTGGAAACTAAAAGAATTATTACACGCAACACCAATAGCGCAGCTTGATGGTTTTATACAATACGAAAAGCCGATTAAAGAAAGACAGTATTGTATGACGGTCGATGTTGCTCGTGGTAAAGGTTTAGACTATTCATGTTTTTCAGTAATTGATATTACCGAAATGCCATATAAACAAGTGGCGGTCTTTAGAGATAACATGGTCGGACCAATTGACTTTGCATCAGTTGTTTATAGAATAGGCCAAGTATATAATACTGCTGCAGTTTTAATTGAAGTTAACGATATCGGAGAACAGGTTGCTGATGTTCTCTTAATGGATTATGGTTATGACAATATACTATATACCGCAAATAACGGACGCTCTGGTAAAATGCTTACTGGTGGGTTTGGTAAAAAAGTAGATAATGGAATACGAACAACCAAAAATGTTAAAGCAACTGGCTGCAGTATGCTTAAAATGTTAATTGAACAAAACCAACTTATTATTCAAGATTTTGATACAATACAAGAGATTAGTCGATTCTCTAAAAAGGCTAATTCATATGAAGCAGAGTCAGGATTTCATGACGATTTGGTTATGAACCTTGTTCTATTCGCATGGATGACTGAACAGGCATATTTCAAAGATATGACTGACATAAATACACTTATAAAGTTACGAGAGAAGACAGAAGAACAAATTGAGGAGGAACTGTTACCTTTTGGCTTTGTTGATAGTGGCGAAGATTTTTACTATGAAGACGACGGCCTCAGACTGTGAGTCATTTATATAGAATACCTTTTTTTATAAATAGAAACAGTAAGAAATATATAAAACAAGATTAACGCGTTTTCAATACATAAAGGAGAAAAATATGGCTTTTTCCGTAAGTCCCTCTGTTATCGTTCGAGAAGTTGATGCTTCCCAGGCAGTACCAGCCATTTCAACACCACCAGCTGCTTTGGCAGGTGTGTTTAGATGGGGTCCGACTAACGAACCATTGCTGTTATCATCAGAAAATCAACTCGTAGATCGTTTTGGTGCACCTAATGATAGCAATTACGAAACATTTTTTACAGCTGCTGATTACTTATCGTATTCAAATGCTCTGTATGTTGTTCGTGCAGAAGATGGTTCAACCGAAGCTAACAGTACAACACTAGATTTAACTTATAATGCAAACAATGTAGTAATTGCAGACAACAGTGACTATGGTGCTTTTAAAGCGAAGTATAAAGGTGAACTTGGTGATTCATTACAAGTTGCTTGGGTAACTTCAGACGGCTTTGAAAGCGAATTCGTTGCAGTTGCAGGAATTCCAACAAATAAAGTTTCAAATACTCAAATAGATCAGGTTATCAGTTTTAACGCTGCTAATGTTCAATTTGAAACTGCTAATACACAAAACCTAATAGATTTATCTGCAGGTGACGTATTAGAAATTGGTAACGAGTCAGTCGGATACCAAGAACTAAGAGTTAGCTCATTCACAGAGACAGGAGTAGAAGTTGAAGCAACTCCGGGAGATGCTAATACTGCATTCCTTGCTTTATACACATACGATATTGAGTTTGCTAACAAATATACACTAGCTGAAACAGATCTTGCTAAATTGTCAATGAAAAAGAAATGGCAACATGGCGCAACATTCGCTAGAAAGCCAGACGCAGGCAATATTCACGTAGCAGTGATTGACGAAGATGGTTTAATTTCCGGTACAAAAGGATTTATGCTAGAAAAATTCGAAAATATTTCAACAACACCGGGTGCGGTTTCACCACAAGGTACTTCTAATTATTATGGTACAGTGATTGAAAACTTTTCTAATTGGGTACAAGTTGACTATGCGTCGCAAATTGGTACTGCAAATACAGCAGTAGCGAAATATGAATCATTCTCAGGTGGAAATCCTAGTGGAAATACTGCATTATCTGAAGCTAAGGCTACCTTAGCTCAATTAGGCGCAGCATATGATACTTTAAGAAGTTCTAACGAAATCGACATTGCATTTGTATTACAAGGTAAAGGCGATGATGCTGCAGTAAGAGCAAACTATATTGTTTCTAATATTTGTGAAACAAGAAAAGATTGCGTTGCATTTATCTCACCATCTAAGGAAGCTGTTGTTGACGAACTTAAAATGAATGCTAAACTTACAAACGTAATTGCATATCGTAACAAGGTACAAAATTCGTCATACACATTCATTGACTCTGGATACAAATACCGCTATGATAAGTATAACGATGTATATCGTTGGACACCATTAAACGGTGATATGGCTGGATTAGCAGCTAGAGTTGAACCTTGGGAATCACCAGCTGGTTTCAGAAAAGGTGTAATCAAAAACGTTGTTAAGCTAGCATTTAACCCTAGCAAAACAATGAGAGATTTATTGTATGGTTCAGACATTAACCCTGTTATGTCTCAAGTAGGTCAAGGTATTGTACTATTTGGTGATAAAACTGGTTTAGGTCTAGCATCTGCGTTTGATCGTCTAAATGTTCGTAGGTTGTTTATCGCGGTTGAGAAATCTATCGCTACAGCAGCTCAAAGCTTCTTGTTTGAATTGAACGATGAATTCACTCAAACACAGTTTAAGAATATTGTAGATCCGTTCTTACGTGATATCCAAGGAAGGCGTGGTATTATTGATTACAGAGTAGTCAGTGACTCAACCGTTAACACTCCTGAGGTAATTGACCAAAATAAATTCCGTGCAAGCATATTCATCAAACCAGCCCGTTCTATTAACGTTATCGAATTAACATTCGTTGCTACAAGAACAGGTATTGAATTTGACGAAATTGTTGGTCAGTTAACTTAAATAAATAAGAATAGA